GAAGAAGGAGGATACAATCAAAATGGTTAAATGCGATTTCAGTGGTTATGCCACTAGGAACGATCTGCTCTGTGGCGATGGGCGAACGATTCGAAAAGATGCGTTTAAAGAGAACGACGGCTGCGAAGTCCCGCTTGTCTGGAATCATGAACACAATGATCCAAATGCGGTACTTGGACATGCTGTTCTTGAAAATCGTGAAGATGGCGTATATGCCTACGGAGTGTTCAACGATACCGAACAGGGGCAGACCGCGAAGAAACTTGTCCAGAATGGCGATGTACGATCGCTGTCTATTTGGGCAAATCAGTTAAAACATATCGGTAAAGATGTGATCCACGGAAACATCAGAGAACTCAGTCTTGTATTGGCTGGAGCTAATCCTGGTGCCTACGTGGATTTTATTATGGCGCACAGCGCAGACGGCGAAGAAGAGCTTGAAGCATCCTGGGATGAAAATATTATGCTCTATCATTCCGCTGATACTGAAAACAACCAGAAAGGAGATTCAAAAGTGGCAGAAGAAAAGAAAAATGAGGGAGCGAAAACTGGAGAAAAAACAATTAAGGAGATTCTTAACACCCTTAATGACGAGCAGAAAGATGCGGTAGCAGCTGTTGTAGGCATGGCTCTCGAAGAAAACGGAGTAGACGACTCCGATGACGATGATGAAGAAGGAGGAAAAGTAGTGAAACATAATGTATTTGACAATGAAGATACAAACCAGGGCACTGTACTGAGTCATTCCGATGAGCAGAGAATCATCTCTATGGCTAAGCATAGCAATGTCGGAACATTGAAACAGGCGATGAAGATTTTCGCAGAGGAAAACTCTGACACACTTGCTCATGGTGTATTCGACGATGAAGTGGAAGCTCTGTTCCCAGAATATGAGCTTCTGAAAAAAGGTGAGCCGGATACTCTCGAAAGAGATCAGACATGGATTGATTCTGTAATGTCTAAAATCCATAAATCTCCGTACAGCAGAATCCGTACTCGCCAGGCTGATGCTCGTATTGCAGATCTGAAAGCTAAAGGATACCAGAAGAAAGGTAATTACAAAGAGGACATGGCTAAGATCAAACTTCTCAGCCGTACCACTGATCCTCAGACAGTATACATCAAAGATCAGATGCACCGAGACGATGTGGTAGATATTACAGATTTCGACGTAGTTGTTTACCAGTGGAAGATGATGAGACATGTTCTGAACGAGGAGCTCGCTATGGCAGCACTTGTCGGTGACGGACGTGAAGATGGTGATCCAGACAAAATCCATGAAGATCATATTCGTTCCATCTGGCATGACGATGAGCTGTACTGCATCCATCAGGACGTTGACTTCGAAGCAGCAAAAGCCAAACTGCAGGGTACCAATACTGGAGCAAACTTCAGCGAGAACTACATCAAGGCAGAGGCTATGATCGAAGCTGCACTGTACTCCAGAGAAAAATTCAAAGGCACAGGTACGCCGGATCTGTACTGTACACCGCACCTGCTGAACGTAATGCTTCTGGCAAGAGATCTTAATGGCCGCCGTATTTACGATTCCAAAGCAGATCTTGCTGCAGCGCTCAATGTAGCATCTATCCAGACTGTTGAACAGTTTGAGGGTCTGGAGAGAACATCCGGCGGTGGTAAGAAGAAACTGCTTGGTCTGTTTGTAAACCTGGCAGACTATCAGTTCGGTTCCACCAGAGGTGGTGAAGTTACCAAGTTCGAAGATTTCGACATGGACTTCAACCGCTACAAATACATGCTGGAGACAAGACTCTCCGGTGCGCTTACTCAGGTATATTCCGCTATCGCTCTTGAGGAACCGGTAGCCTAAATCGCATAAGGAGGATAAGCCATGATCGAAAAAATTCGTCCAGTCGCTGACGACGTGAATGTCGCAGTGAGAAAAGTTTACGGAAAAGCAAACGATGCATATGCATATTACGATTCTGCTTGTAAGAACAAAGTGACTTGCGCTGAGCTGCAGGATGCGTATATCAAAGGACTTATGATCGATGTTGCCGGTACATTATATAAACCGGTCAGCTGTGCTGTTGCCGGAAATGTGGCGACTGTTACATATGTGACGACAGATTCTGCTACAGCCACAACAGCCAAACTTGCGACAGTTAAGTCTGACAAATGATCAAGGAGTGAATCGATATGAGTAAATGGTTCGGCAAGATAGGATTCACTCTTCCGGTAAGGGAAATCGAGCCTGGGGTATGGGATAACCCTGTTGAAGAGCATGAGTATTATGGCGACATGACGAGCAATCGCTGGAAACGTCAGAGCTCAGGTGAGATCAATGATAATCTCAACCTTGCGAATGTTCTGAGCATCTTGGCCGACCCATTTGCTTTCGAGAATCATTCTTGTATAGCATATGTTGATATCCTGGGGACGAAATGGAAAGTAACTGATGTTGAACTCCAATATCCCAGGATGATCTTATCTATACGGCGCTGGTAAGAGTATGGGCGAAACAGCGTTTGATTCAATTCGTAGTGCTCTTTCTGGAATGAATGACATCATTGATTCTGATATGGACACTACACCAACCATTCGACCCGTACTGGATCTCACGAATGTGAAAGCAACAGCTGGGAAACTCAACGGATTATTTACTGACCCAGCGTTTACCCCGCTGGCAAATCTCAGAGCAATCGGTAATATATCAGCACGCAACAATCAAAATGGAAATTCCGACGAAGTGGTCAGAGCAATTAACCGACTCGGTAAGAGTCTTAATAATGTCGGAAACACATATAACAGCATCAACGGCGTTACTTACGATAATGGTAGCGAAATTTCCAATGCTGTTGAAACACTTGTCAGGGCAGCAACGGTAGGAAGGAGGCGATAATCTTGGCAGATGAATTTACTGATGGTGGTTCTGGTGAAGGATATTATGTCGTCAGATTTCTAGGCGCGGTAAATATAACCAAGTTTGGACTTCAGACGGGTACCGACAGAACCGTATATGTAACATGGAGTTGGGGCGGAGACCATACGAAAGAATATCATGTTATTTGGTACTACTATACTGGAAACGGAGTAGCTTTCGTAGGTGATGATTCAACAACTACTTCAAAACAAAGTAGTTACACAGCACCATCCAATGCAACTTCAGTAAAAGTCAAAATTAGACCAGTATCTGAGACCACTCAGGTAAACGGACATGATTCCGTATATTGGTCATCCATGTGGTCTACATTAAAAGGTTACTCCTTCTCACATAACCCTCCAACCAAACCGTCCGCCCCGACAGTGACAATTGAAAAACAGAAGCTTACCGCTAAGTTAGACAACCTCAGCGTGAATGGCACCCGGATTGAATTCTATGTCGTAAAAAACAATTTAAAGAAGTATAAATCCGGAAAGGCTGTTATTCATACGAACTCTGCGTCGTGGTCATGTACTGTGGCTAATGGCGCGGAGTATAAAGTAAAATGTCGAGCATGGAGAGGTAATCAACACAGCGAATGGTCTGAGTATTCATCTAATGCATCGTCCGGACCCGCGGCCCCGAAACAAATAAAAACTCTGAAGGCGCTTTCTGATACCGGAGTATTAGTCACATGGGTGAAAGTTAGTGGATGTACAAAATACGAAGTGCAGTATGCCACGAATCGAACCTACTTTGACAGTAATCCGGATCAGGTACATTCACGGACTGTCGAAAATGTAACGCATACAGAAATCACGGGTATCGAAACCGGGTATCAGTATTTTTTCCGATTAAGAGCATACAACAGCAACGATCAGGTTTCTGGCTGGTCGGCTATTAAATCACTCAAGCTCGGTAAAACCCCGGGGGCACCTACTACTTGGTCGTCAACAACAACCGCTACAGTAGGAGAGAGTGTTCGGTTATATTGGGTTCATAATTCTGAAGATAATTCAAGTCAGACTTATGCTCAGTTAGAAACAACCATCAACGGAACGACGAAAACAGAAACCATAAAGAATACAAAAACTGGCGACAACATTGACGACACAAGCTATAAATCTTTAAGCACAACAGCTTATACCGAGGGGACCACTATTCTATGGAGAGTGCGTACAGCAGGTGTAACCGGTAAATATGGAGCTTGGTCTGTACAAAGAACGATCAATGTATACGCCGTCCCAACCGTGCAGCTCAACGTGACCGATTCGACAGATTCAGAAGTAACCACACTTGAGTCTTTCCCGTTTTATATTAAAGCGGAAACCGCGCCGAACACCCAGTCGGTATTGAGTTACCATGTGTCGATTACATCTACTCAGGCTTATAGCACGAGTGATCGCACAGGCACTGAAACAGTAATCAGTAGAGGTCAGGAAGTATATTCATTATTTACTGATGGTCCGCAGAATCTACTCGTTGAATTGAATGCTGGAAATATCGATCTTGAGAACAACATCACTTATAAAGTGACTTGTACTGCCTCCTTTGATTCAGGGCTAACAGCAAGTGCGGAATCTGAATTTGATGTAGGGTGGACCGAACAAACTTACGGCATTAATGCTGAAATTGGATATGATTCAGATACATATTCTTGCTCCATAAGAGCATATTGTGCTGACGAAGAAAATAAGCTTATTCCTGGTGTCACGCTTGCTATCTACCGGCGTGATTATACCGGTGAATTAATCGAGATAGCCAGCGAATTGGATAACTCATCATACACATATGTGACCGACCCGCATCCGGCTCTTGATTATGGCAGATACCGGATAGTAGCAACTGAAGTGGCAACAGGCGCGATAAGTTATTACGATGTTCCTCCATATCCAATAAAGGAGACATCCATAATCATACAGTG